CCGCCCTGCCAAAGGCGGTCAATTAGTATTATCTATACGCTAGGATTTCCCCCCTAGCGCTGCTTTAATTCAAGCTAGATTATGTTTTCAATGACTTGATGGATTCAAAGTAGAACTTCAATGCAGTCTTACCTATGGCGGTATTACGTATGGTATTTCTATCATAAATAAATACTCTGAGGTAGGGATCCGGTAGATATTCTAAAAGATATTTATCGAGATCAGCAAGGTTTTCCATTGCATCCATCTGGGCCATCGAGAATGTACCTATTACTTTGACTGAGAGTGGCACTAGGGGGTGAGCCCCAGCGTTAATAATATTAGTTACCACATCCGAAACGTGGTGACCCTGACTGGTGGTGATGTGTTTCTGTATAACCTTCGTTAAGTCGGTTATATTGAAACCCTTCATCATTAGTTGCATAATTTTCTCATTAGCGTTATTCAAGTACTCTGTTCGGACCCTTGTGAATAATGAAGGTCCTCCAGAATCTACACAGCACCAAGGATACCCAAACGTAAGTTTGGCCTCCAGGGAGCTGCGGAATGACATAACGATCTTAAGAAAGTGTTTACCTTTTGATGAAAGAGGGAAACAGTGCGGGGTATAAAGTTCGGGACTAGGAAGCTTGATTTCCCATCGACGCATAATGAAATTAAGGAGGTCAGGAATCATATAAATTGATTTTGAGCATGCTAAGATTAAGTCAACAGGGATTCCACTAAGTTCGTCTCCATTTCTAAAGACTCTCTTAGCAAATTCACCGTGGATATTATTCTTATCAGTACTTTCAAATCCCTTTGTACGATTAATGGTCACACCTATTTCGGTCATGCGTGCATGGTAAACCAGAGCAACAACCTCATCCAGAATAGCAATGTCATCACCAAGGATTACATAATTACTAAATAATGGGTCTTGCGCACACCATCTAACAAAGATGTGGTGAGTAAGAGCAAATGTTCCCCAAGAAGATAATGCTCCTAATGGCTGTCCGACTGTCCATCTGATTGACTGACCCTTGATAGAGAATGATCTGTCACTAATTACCGCTGCCCATAAATCTCCTAGTTGGTCTCCGAAGATTGCTTTTATGACAATCTTTTGGAATTCAATCGGGAATCTATCGGTAGCAGAAGATAAATCATAGCTGAAACATACCTTAGATGATAAGGCTTTCGATCTTACGATCTTAAACCCATCTTCTTGAGAATATGTTGCATCTACTTTTATCTCTTTTAACTGAGCCATTACTTTATCATGGATAAAAGATAATGCGCATTGAGACCAATGATCAATAATTGCTATATTACGTGTCTTCCCTCCTCCTTCCGAGAGTTGTGAAACTCTTGAATGGAATGCGGTGAAACCATTTAATGTATCAAGAATTGGTGTCATTTTCTCAATCCATATCTTCAAATCCTGAGCAAGTGATGGAGCAGTTATGGTAAGAAGTCCCATAACATTTTCTAAAACGGGTTTATCCCTCAGAAGTGCAACGGTATCCATATGGACATTTCTTATTGAAGGACCATTTGGACCATTCTTAGTAGTAACGTATCCAAGGTTTTGTATTGCCTGTTTAGGATTGATAACTAGCTTATTAATAAGAAAAGGAGGACATTTGTAAACGAACTCTTTGAAACTACTGAGAGTACTTGCTTCAATAGTCTCCCCAGGTTGAGTAATGGCCGTAAGGTCACTACTTGGCTTGAGGTTAACTATTTTGTAAATATTCGCAATTGTTAAAACAAAGCGTTTGTCCCAAAGGTTTCCTTGTGCGATTGGTATTAAGAATTTAAGTGCTTTTGGCACTTTTGTTCCTTTTACCACCGCACGTCTTGGAATAGGTTCGAAATCGATACCGAGACAGATACAGGTTAAGACCCTGTGATAGGCTTTAAATAACTTAATAGAAGACTCGGGACCTTTATTCAGGAGTTCCGTAAGGAATAACTGTATATAGAGTTCCACAATTTGTCCATCAACTCTTGATGTAACACGACCAAACTTGAGTAAAGAAATAATACCCTTTACGAAAGTTGTGAATATGCGACATTTAGTCAAATATTTACGCAATCTTGCTACATTGAATTTGATGTATAAGTTTGTTTTCATAGTTGTTTAATGTCAAGTCACTTGACTTAATCCTGGTTCTGATGAGCGCGTTGCCGCGGTAGATCATTACAAGGAATCAAGTAACCTAGAATTGACTCCTGATAAGGGAG